AATAAATTTCTACTTGAGTTCATAACCGTTACGAGTATTGCCCGTCTGCATTGTAAGCAGAGAAGGATTTACTTCACTTTATTATGAAATCGCAAACCATAGCCTTTGTGTCACTTTATGTGGCCTACAAAGTTGCTAAATTTGTCGTTCACAGATTTAGCACTCAATATTATGAACGCGAAGCCGCCAATGTTATTGATACTTTCGATCGCATTGACGAAGACCTTGAAGAGGAGTTAACCCCTGAAATCTTTCAGTCCATCGAAATGCCACCGGTGCCGGTTACTGAACCTGGTGTTGTTGATGAGTTGAGAGCAGAGTTTAATAAAGTCTTTGAGAATAGTCCAGCTGCACCTTCTCCAGTTGGGAACCCTGGGCGTTTGACGAAACGTCGCAGGGTAAAGCCACCAAGGCATAAGCTAGCATGTATGTTGGCTAAGGAGGCTTATTGTAAGTTTATCCACGATCGCAAAACTAGGAATGACGCCAATGAAATCATCACTCTTAAATGGATGTCGATGAGGTTGGCTGAATTCTCTGATTTACGAAATGCGGATAAGGCTGCAATAATTGACATGGCATTGCCATTAAGTTATTTACCGACACACAGTAAGCGTTATATGAGCGCTGTGCAGCGTACTACCACTTGGTGGAGTAGGTCGGTATCATCCTCAGTTTTCAGTTGGTTCGATTTTTACATGGGTCGAGCCACTGGCTCCAGCTGGGTTGACTCAATTGTGGGTCGACCAGCTGTTGCCTGAGGGTGCCCTGTTGTCGTGCGCGGGGTGGACTGTACTATTAGTACAGCTCCCGACCACCCCAGTTTGAGCGTACGTAAACAATTAGGGATAACCAAAACCAGGAAGTTGGTTAGGGTTACTGGGATCTCTCCCCCAGTCCAACTTTTTGGTTTTAATAATTCAATAAATACCTTGGAACGGGCAGTGAAAGAACGTGTCTTCTTTGTTAAAAATAAAGAAGGTAAGTTTGTTTCGCCCCCGCGACCTGCGCCTATGCATTTCGAGGAAACCCTTAGGGGCTCCCTTGATATGCTTGTTAAATTTTTGCCTAAGACCGTCCCGTTGAGTCGTCTCCAATTTGTGGAAACATTCCGGGGCCGCAAGAAGAAGATTTACCAAGCTGCTTATGAATCGCTGTTGGGGAACAGTTTTTCAGTTAAGGATGCATTTGTTAAGGTGTTCGTTAAGTATGAGAAGACTGATCATACTACTAAAACGGATCCAGTACCTCGGGTCATCTCACCAAGATCCCCGAGGTACAATGTAGAGTTGGGCCGCTTTCTTCGCCCGCTCGAGGAGAGGATTTTCAAGTCCTTGTCTTGCCTTTATGGCCATCGCACTGTGATAAAGGGTATGAATTCTAGTAATTCAGCGAAATGTTTGTTTGAGAAATGGTCCCAGTTCAAGCGACCTGTCGCTATTGGCTTAGATGCCAGTAGGTTTGACCAACACGTCTCAGTTGATGCCTTGAAATTTGAGCATAGTGTATACGGAAAATGTTTCCCTTTTGGTAAACATCGTAAACAACTTGCCAAACTTCTGAAACTTCAGTTGAGGAATAATTGTGTTGGGTATACAGCTGATGGACGCGTGAAATATCAGGTTGAAGGCGCTAGGATGTCTGGTGACATGAATACTAGTCTTGGTAACTGTATTCTTATGTGTGTCATGATTCATTCATACGCTTCTGCTTGTGGGATTAAACTCCAGCTTGCTAATAATGGTGATGATTGTGTTGTTTTTATGGAGCAAAACGATCTTGCCAAATTTCAAGTTGGTCTTGATGAATGGTTTTTGGGAATGGGTTTTAACATGACTGTTGAAGAGCCATGTTATATTTTTGAGCAGATTGAGTTTTGTCAAACTCATCCTGTTTGGGTTGGTCCTGCTTACAATGATTATATCATGGTACGCAACCCCCATACCGCTATTGCTAAAGACACCGTATGTATCAAACAGTGTAACACACCAGCCATGTTTCGTGGCTGGTTGCACGCTGTTGGTACTGGTGGTATGGCCATGGCGGGTCAAGTGCCCGTTTTCCAAGATTTTTACCAAGCATATCTCAAATCCGGTAAAGAGTATCACAACCTTGAGGAGGTTAACAGTTGGGGTGTGAAAACACTTATAACTGGTATGAACCGTAACTACGGTTTAATCTCCCCTATGGTTCGTGCCAGTTTTTACTGGGCATTTGGAGTCATGCCTAGTGAGCAGCTCGTTGCAGAGGCTTACTACAGGTCTGTACAAATCTCTTCGGAATTCACCGATCAACCGGTTGTGTTCCAACGAGATTTGCCTGTTTGAGTGCGATAAAGGGTGGTGACCTACACCATGGAGTCCTATCTGTTAAATTGCCCAAAACGTTTTTGATCTGAAAACAATGTAAATATTTACGTGCTAAACAAAATGCCGAACGACTGCACGGCGCAACCCGACAATTCCCCTCGGGCAGATATGATGTACAGTCTCTCTATATGGTGAGGGATTCCATACTACCATAATTTTATTTAATATTATAACTTATTTCCTATGACAAATTTTCCAACTCTTGATGAAGAATGGGCTGCCAATTGGGCGTATAACGAAGCTCGTCGCGCTGAATATGAAGCCAACGAAGGTTTCCACGAAGTTGATCTTAATGATTATACTGCTGCAGAGGCCGAAGAGATGCTCGCAGAACTTGAAGCTGACTTTACTGCTATTGAAGCAACTGAGTTAGCTGAAGAAGCTGCTGTAACTTTCTTTGGTGCCGATGCTGTCGTTGCCGCTGGCGCTGCTGCTATCGAGCTTGCTCCAATTCTTGTGCCAATTGTAATTGCTGGCGCTATTGGTTATGGCATTTGGACTTATTTTGAGGGTGATGGAAACACACCTAAAAATTCTGGGGGCGTTATTCCCTCAGTTCCAAGTTCCTCACAGGAAATCATACAGGACGACCCCAATGCTGGTTTTGTTGTTAACAATCAGCCTACACTTCCAAGTGCTGGCCATCAATTTGTTAATCCACATACTTCCGGCATTGTAGGTGGTAGTTCTGATGCTTTTCCTGGGCTACCCGGGTTTATTGATAATACACCAAGTGTTCCCTTGGTGCCTTACAATCCCTATGTTGCCCCTCTGCCGCTAGATGGTAAAGTCGTTTACAATCCAGAATTAAGCTTTACACCTCCCAATCCCTATAAAACATCTTTATCATCATGGTTTCAACCAAGAATAAACAACAACAACAACCTAAAAAGAAGCAGAACAAGGCGTCGAAGATGACACCTGCCAAACATAACAGTCGTAAAGTTACGTTTGGTTCCGTTTCCACCATCTCCACAGCTCCCGTAACTATGGGCAATTCTGTGCGTGGGTCTACTCCCAAGATTCAAAATATCCCTGGTGGTATTCGAGTCTCAGGGCGTGACTTTGCTGCTATTGCCAATGGTACAGGTTCTGTTGCCACTTGGGTCCCCTGTGCGGGTTTCCCTGTTTCACCTGTAGCTTTCACTTCTTCTATAATGAAGCAGTACATGAATATGTACTCTCACTATAAAATCAATGCCTGCGTTTTTCATTACATTACTTCATCACCTACCAGTGCTAATGGTGATGTCTTGTTTTTCGTACAGAAGACTCATTCTGACCCTATGGTCAATTGGACCAGCAATAACTTTTTACCATTTGTTATGTCTGATGATTGTACAATTATCGGGCCTCAATGGCAAAATAATTCTATTGCTTATCGTCCAGAACCTAGTTGGATTAAAACCGACTACGTCACCAATGATGATGAGAATGATCAAGCTGTCGCTGATTTGTTCCTTTTCTCTAAAACCTCTACCACGGATTCTCCTGGTTATGTTCTTATTGATTATGAAATTGAATTTCGTGGACTACAATTGAATGTTAAGAACACTATCTATCCTATTGCTCGTACCCAATGGAATAATATTTCCTATGGTGGGTCTTCGGTTTCGTTGACTCAAGGCAATGGGTTTGACTCTTTGTCTCTTTATGGCAACAACACTGCTGGTAATGCTGGGGCTCTGCCTTCCGGTATCTTGGCTGGGGACATATATAAATGTTTCTTTGATGTTACCAACTCTGTGTTTGGCACTAATTACTCTGCCACCAATTTGATCCAGTATGAGGAACCCAACGTTACAGCCGTCACTATAAGTGACGGGTTCACTTGTTACGCTGTTTATGCTGGTTCCAACGCTTTTAGGCTTTATCCTAATCTCGACTCAGCTATTGTTTCCTCTGGATCCAATTATCTGGGTATTGGTGCTTCTCACACCACTGGTGTTATGACACTTCAGTTGTGGATTAGTTTAGTTGCAACACAAGCTGGTACTTTAATCCAATCCAACATTTAGTTATGTCCACTTTTTGTTGTTTCTTTTTATTTATTTTATTTTTCTTAATTCTGAGTTTTCTCAGGAGCGATGTAACCGCTATATAAAACGGCCGTTGATCGGTCGCGTCGAAAAACATGTTAAAATCCATAAAACACCACGGTGACGGCTGTGGCTAAAAATATTTCTTTTCTTTGTCATTTTCTTTAATTTATTTTCTTTTCACTTTTGACTTGAATCTTTTTTCCCCTTCCTAAGTTAAATTTTTCCATGACTTAGGTGTTGTGCAAACCAGCCGAAGAGCACGCGCAATA